CCTCAATATAGAAGACCCCCCCGGTAACATCCATACCTCCCTTGCAAAACCCCACCCCCTATATTAATATACCAGTTGAAACGCAACCAAAACCCCCGGAGCACGTTTCCTCCTTATGCTTACTGACTCTCCAACGCCGGTACCCCCGGTGGATACTGAAAAGACACTTGACGCCCTGTTAGGTGATCTGAAGATGCCCGAAGGGCATAAACCGGTAAGTAAAAAAGTCGCTGCTTCTAACTATAAGTTCGATAAGCAATATTCCACACCGGGACAGATTGCCACCCAGCTTCGTGCTTATGAACAGGAAATTGTCTCAGGCCCATCACAGGTGCGGCACTATGTCACAAACAAACTGATTGAAATTTCAGGATGCGGCGACGTAAAACATGAAATAAAAGCGCTTGAACTGCTCGGCAAAATTGCCACCGTCGGTTTATTCAGTGACAACAGCCAGATAACCGTCACACATACAACATCAAGTGATCTTGAAGAAGCAATCAAGAACAAAATAAAAGCACTGCTGAACAGCAATGTCATAGACATCGTGCCGGAAGAAGAAGTAGAACCGGAAACCGAAGAACCGGAAACCGAAGAACCGGAAGAGCAAGAAAACCAAGAAGAAAACCAAGAAGAAAACCAAGAAGACAAGCAAGAATGAATGCCCCGGTGTCTGTAGAGCTTCAACTGCTCCTAAAACATCTGCCTAAACTGCCGGAGCATGAGAAACGGGCGATATTGAATCAATTAAATGAATTAGCCCGGCTAAAAGATATAGAAAAAGCCCAAACTGACTTCCTGACTTTTGTAAAACGCATGTGGCCGGTGTTTATTGCCGGTCGGCACCACGAGAAAATGGCTCGTGCTTTTGAGAGAGTAGCTCGTGGAGAGCTAAAACGCCTCATTATTAACATGCCACCCCGCCATACGAAGTCAGAATTCGCTTCATGGCTGCTTCCAAGCTGGTTTTTGGGTAAGTTTCCTCACAAAAAGGTCATCCAAACGTCTCATACAGCAGAGTTAGCGGTTGGTTTTGGCCGTAAAGTGCGAAATTTGGTTGATTCACCGGCATTTTTGGAGGTTTTCCCCGAGGTTTCACTGCAATCCGACTCAAAAGCTGCCGGTCGGTGGAATACAAATAAGGGTGGTGACTATTTTGCTATCGGTGTAGGCGGTGCGGTGACCGGTAAGGGTGCTGACATTCTGATTATTGACGACCCGCACAGTGAACAAGAAGCTGCCCTTGCCGAAACAAGCCCCGAGATATATGACAAGGTATATGAATGGTTCACTTCAGGCCCGCGTCAACGTCTGCAACCGGGTGGGGCCATTATTATAGTGATGACGCGCTGGGGTATGCGCGATTTGACCGGACAGGTATTGAAAGCTGCCAACCAGCGTGGCGGGGATGAGTGGGAAGTCATTGAGTTTCCTGCGTTGTTTGATGATGACACGGAAGACCCGCGCCCGTTGTGGCCTGAGTTCTGGAGCCTTGAGGAGATGCTGGCTCTTAAAGAAGAACTCCCGTCTCATAAATGGAACGCACAGTACCAACAGGCTCCAACATCAAAACAAGGTGCCATAGTTAAAGCCGATTGGTGGAGACCGTGGGAACAAGACTACGGGCCGCAGTGTGAGTTCATTATCCAGTCATGGGACACTGCATTTGAGAAGACAAACCGTGCCGACTATACCGCTTGCACGACGTGGGGGGTGTGGTATCCGGAAAAAGAGCCAAACAACCCGGCCTCAAACGTAGCCAACATCATCCTCCTAGATGCCTTCAAAGACCGGATGGAGTTCCCGGAGCTAAAAGAAACTGCCTTAAAGCACTATAAGAAGTGGTCTGAGATGGACTCCCGCGTAGCCGTCAGTGTGATCGTGGAAAAGAAGGCTTCGGGCGCACCACTTATATATGAGCTTCGGTCGATGGGGATACCGGTTCAGGAGTACACTCCGAGCAAGGGCAACGACAAGATCAGCCGGTTAAATGCCGTAGCTGATCTATTTAGCTCTGGGTTGGTATGGGCACCGGAAACCCGCTGGGCGGAAGAAGTTATTGATGAAGTGACGGCTTTCCCGGCGGGGGAACATGATGACATGGTTGACGCTACTACTCTGGCTCTTATGAGATTTCGTCAGGGTGGATATGTGCGTCTGCCAAGTGACGAGCCGGAACCCATAAGATACTTCAAATCAAAGCGGAACCAAGGATATTATTAGGAGGGTTTATGAGTAGTGTTACTTATGTAGGCAGACTTTTTCAGGTTATGTCGCGTATGACGGATGTTCGTAGAGCAACGTACTATGTTAATGAAAAATATACTGTTAAGCTGACGCGACAGCGTAAACACAGAAAAAAAGACGTATCTGAAACTTTTATTATGTCCTGCGGACGGCCTAATTACCGTGAACGTGCATTCATTAAGGCTTGTGTAAAAGCCGGAGAAAAATTCCCAGTTAAAAAAATCCAGTTGCAATACTGGCCCAAACAAAGAAAGAAATAAACCATGGCAATTGAAAAATCATTGTATGAAGCGCCGCAAGGCATAGCGGTAGCAGAAGAACCGGAAATTCAAATTGAAATCGAAGACCCGGAAGCGGTGACCATAAACGCCGACGGCGTAGAAATACGCATGGAAAAAGACGGCGACACCGAAGACTTCAACGCTAATCTGGCTGAAAAGATGTCGGAGCAACAACTGCAATCTCTCGCGGGTGACCTGCTTGGTGACTATGACTCCGACCTTGCTTCGCGTAAAGACTGGCTGGATACATATGTTAAAGGCTTGAAATTGCTGGGGCTGAAGTACGAAGAGCGTAGTGAGCCGTGGCCCGGTGCGTGTGGTGTGACCCACCCCCTGTTGATGGAGAGTGCGGTTAAGTTCCAGTCCGAGACTATCATGGAGACATTCCCCGCTGCGGGGCCGGTGCGTACTAAGATTATTGGTAAAGAAACGCCGGAGAAGAAAGAAGCTGCAACCCGCGTTGAAGATGACATGAACCATGAGTTGACGGACGTGATGAAAGAATATCGTCCCGAGCATGAACGCCTGCTTCTGTCACTTTGCCTCTCAGGCAACGCATTTAAAAAAATTTATTTTGATTCGTCACTTGATCGCCCCACCGCTGCATTCATCGCAGCCGAAGATATTGTCGTACCTTACGGCGCAACCAACCTAGAACATGCAGAACGCGTCACGCATCGGATGCGCAAGACCAAGAATGAGTTGCGGCGCTTGCAGGTAGCGGATTTCTATCGTGATATTGATCTTGGCGAACCCATGATGGTGATGGATGAAGTCGAGAAGGAAAAAGCCAAAGATCAAGGATTTAATGCGTCAGTTGATAATCGCTTCCAGATTCTTGAGATGCACGTCGATATAGACTTGGAAGGTTACGAAGATACGGATAAAGACGGTGAGCCTACGGGTATTGCACTGCCCTATGTCGTCACAATAGAAAAAGGCACCAGCACTATCCTAGCAATCCGCCGCAACTGGTTGGAAGAAGACCCGCTGAAATTGCGCCGTCAACACTTCGTGCATTATGGATATATCCCCGGCTTTGGGTTCTACTACTTTGGTCTCATTCATCTGATTGGTGGACATGCTAAAGCAGCTACATCGCTGCTTCGTCAACTGGTTGATGCGGGTACTCTGGCTAACCTGCCGGGCGGGTTGAAGTCTCGTGGGTTACGCATTAAAGGAGATGACACGCCTATCGCTCCGGGTGAATTCCGTGACGTTGATCTACCGAGTGGGGCTATCCGCGACAACATCCTGCCGCTGCCGTACAAAGACCCGAGCCAAGTTCTGGTTGCCCTCATGGATAAGATCGTTATTGAGGGTCAGAAGTTTGCGGCAACTGCTGATTTGAATGTCAGCGATATGTCTGCTCAGGCTCCGGTTGGTACTACTCTGGCAATTCTTGAGCGTGTGTTGAAGGTTATGAGTGCAGTTCAGGCTCGCATCCACTACACGATGAAGCAGGAATTCCGTCTCTTGGCGGCAATTATTCGTGATGATACCCCCGAGGACTACGACTACGAGCCAGAAGTTGGCAGCAAAAAAGCAAAACGGTCTGACTATGATCATGTAGATGTCATACCGGTATCTGATCCGAACGCGGCCACAATGAGTCAGAAGGTCGTGCAGTATCAAGCGGTAATGCAGTTAGCCGCCTCTGCACCTCAACTCTACAACATGCCGCTTCTGCATCGTCAGATGATCGAAGTTCTTGGGGTTAAGAACGCTAATAAACTTGTCCCCAGTGCGGAAGATCAGAAGCCGACCGATCCTGTCTCGGAAAACATGAATATCCTGATGGGCAAACCGGTCAAAGCGTTCCTGTATCAAGACCACGCAGCGCACTTGGCTGTACACATGGCGGCAATGCAAGACCCCAAACTTGCGCAGATCATGGGCCAAAACCCACAAGCGCAAACTATTCAAGCCGCAGCAGTCGCGCACATCATGGAGCATACGGCATACCAGTACCGCAAAGAGATCGAAAAACAATTGGGTGCAACGCTGCCTCCGTACCAAGACCCGAACAATATGATGCAAGAAGAGAAGATGTTGCCGCCTGAGATTGAAGTTCAACTCTCACAGCTTGCTGCACAGGCTGCACATAAACTCCTCCAGAAAGATGTTGCCGAGGCTCAACAGCAACAAGCCCAACAGCAGATGCAAGACCCGCTGGTTCAGATGCAACAGAAGGAACTGCAAATCAAGGAAGCCGAAGTTCAGCGTAAGTCCAAGAAAGACATCATGGATGCTGCTGCCAAGGCCGACGAGATCAGGCTTAAAGAAAAAGATCAGCAGGCACGGCACCAAGCTGAAGGACTGCGCATCGGTATTGATATTGGCAAGAGCAAGGAAAAAGCCGCAATTGACTTTACCAAACACCGTGAACAGATTGCACATCAAGCAAACCAACAATCCCAAAAGGAGAAACCGGCTAAATGAGTTATTCAACCCCGCTGGATTACATCAACTCAAAACTTGATGAACGGCGCATAGAGATAGAGCAACACCTAGGCCGTGGCACTGCCAAGGACTACAGCGAGTATCAAAAACTTTGCGGAATCATTCAGGGTCTGGAATTCGCAAAGCAAACCACATTAGACCTTGCACAACGTATGGAGAAAGATGAAGATGAGTGACATCCTGATCGGAGTTGACCCTAACGATCCGAGCAAGATACGAAAGCATGACGATGACATTCCGCTGGAACAACGCGGCAGGCAACTGCCCAGACCTACGGGGTTTCATATCCTGTGTGCCATTCCTGACATTGAAGACAAGTTCGATACCGGGATTGCTAAAGCCGACATCACCATGCAGCATGAAGAGATTCTGACGACGGTGCTGTTTGTGGTGGCTATTGGCCCTGATGCTTACAAAGATGACAAGCGCTTCCCCAGCGGCCCGTGGTGTAAAGAGGGTGACTTCATCATTGTGCGTCCTAACTCGGGTACACGGTTGGATATTCATGGTCGTGAGTTCCGCATCATCAACGACGATACGGTAGAGGGTGTGGTTGATGATCCTCGCGGTATCCGTCGCAAATAAAGGATAAAAACATGGCTGAACAAGCATTTAAATTCCCCGACGAGGTCGAGGATAAGAAGGACGAAGTGAAGGATGAACTGGAAATTGAGGTCGTAGACGACACGCCCGAGGCAGATAAGGGTCGTGAGCCGATGCCGAAAAAGATCGTGGACGAGCTTGAAAAAGACGATCTGGAAGAGTATTCGGACAAGGTAAAACAACGCCTCTCGCAGATGAAAAAGGTCTGGCACGACGAGCGCCGTGAGAAGGAAGCGGCCACGCGTGAGAAGGAAGAAGCCCTGCGCTTTGCCCAAGCAAAAGACAATGAAATCAAAGAGTTGCGTCAAAAACTTGGTGCTGGTGAGAAAAAGTGGGTTGAAGATGCCACTAAAGCATCCGAGATTGAAATTGCTTCCGCCAAAGCCAAATTGAAACAAGCTTATGAGTCCGGGGATGCAGAGTTAATTACCGAGGCTCAAGAGGCTTTGACCGACGCTAAGATCAAACTTAAGGAACATCAGTACTTTAAGCCCTCTTTACAAAGTGAAGAAAAGGGCGTAGAAAGCGAACAACAGGTGCAAGCAGCGCCTCAAGTCATTGATCCTAAAGCTGCAAAGTGGCGGGAAAACAATACTTGGTTTGGTGCTGACCCGGAGATGACAGCGTCCGCCCTTGGCCTGCACGAAAAGCTTGTCCGGTCTGGTGTTGACCCTCGTAGTGAGGACTATTACCAGCGCGTCGATGCAACAATGAGGAAGCGCTTCCCTGAATATTTCGAGGAAGAAGAACCTCAAACACGGCAAACGGAGCCTGAGACCAAAGACTCAGAAACCAAGTCCCCGCGCAAAAGTGCCAATGTAGCTCCAGTAACACGGTCTACTGCACCTAGGCAGATTCGCTTGACTACAACTCAAGTGGCTCTGGCTAAAAAGCTCGGATTAACTAACGAAGCATATGCAAAAGAACTGATGAAATTGGAGAACAGATAATGGCCGAAGTACAAAATCGTCTCGCTCGTGAAGTGGACAC